GTATAGAATTGGAAATACGGACTTAATGTCCTCTTTGAAATTTTTGACAGTGAATTTTTCTGTGAAGTCTTCTACAACGTCTTCGGGAATCATCGAAGATAAAGAATTATATGATGCATTTAAGGCAGCAGGCGTAGAGGAATCAAACACAGATGTTCGTCCATTCATTCAAGTATGGTTGCAACAGAATGCTCCAGACGTATTGTCAGAAGTTGATTTTGGTGATTTAGCAAATGCAGATGCTAGTACACAACAAGAGGGCTCCGGCGACCAACAAATTAAACCCGGCATGAAAACTCAATACGGAACTGTAGTGTCTGTAGAAGGAAATACAGTAACAGTAGATGCCGGCAATGGTGATTTAACCACGGTTAATATTCACGATATAGAGCAAGGCATTGACGAAGCAGCCGAAGGTAAGCCGGCATTTCCAAAAAACACCGACTATGGCTACGATGGCAATAACTGGGATGAGTGGAAGAGCTCCCCAGGATATGCAGAATATCGTGCTGCTACAGATGCGTGGAGTAAAGCTGACAAAGCATGGCGAGCAAAAGAAGCACGTAAGTATGACACAACAATGTGGATCTCAAATCCGCACTTTGACGTAAACGGTCCCGAAGACGAAGAAGATCCTGACTTCCAAGCAGAAGAACTTGAAGTAGGAGTAGATTATTCTAGCGAAACAACGGGCGAATATCGTGCAGCAACATGGGGATATCATGGTGGTGAGCCAGAAGAGCATCCAGAAACCGAATACGAAATTACAAAAATTGTTGATATTGACACAGGTAAGGATCTTACCGATGACAGCTCAGTATTTGATCTAGTATATGAAAAACTCGACGATGAACAATACGAATCGATCGATCCTAAGAACAAACAAGACTACGAACGTCCGGCAATAGATCGTAAAAAAGCAGGACAGCCGCCTTTGACTATGAAAGACGTTAAGGACAAAGATGAAAAATCCGAACGTGATCGTAAATCTCGTGCAGGCGTTAACGTACAAGAAGTAGCAGAATTTATCTACAGTTTTTATGATAAAAAGACCAACACTTTCCCTAAAGGTCCAGAAAGCGTAGCTACAATGACCGGAAAGAAGTTTGGTGAACAGGCAGAAGCAATGGCGAGAAAACTAGCAGAAAGACTAGCACCACAGCAAAGTCCACAGGCAGATCCAAGACTTGCAGAAATTGCAAGAATTAAACAATTGTCAGGCATGTAACATTTTAATGTAAAAAGAAAAAGCTACTTCGGTAGCTTTTTTCTTGACATAGTTTTGGTAAAAAAAAGCCAATTATATGTTGTTTTTATTTGACACTGATAAATAAAAAGCGCATAATAACACATGTGCATAAGGCATAAAATACATTTTAAGGCATAACATAGGAGGCATCTAAAATGGCATCATTAGCAGAAATTCGTGCAAAACTTCAAGACGCACAAAACAAGGGTCCTAGCGGCTCACAACAAGGCGGCGGCGACAACGCAATTTACCCCCACTGGAACATGCAAGAAGGCAAAGAAGCGACCATTCGCTTGTTAGCTGACGGCGACACTAATAACACTTTCTTCTGGGTAGAACGTGCTATGATCAAACTAGAATTCAACGGCATCAAGGGTGAGACTGATTCTAGAAAAGTTCAAGTACAAGTACCATGTGTAGAAATGTATGGTCCAAACGAAGTTTGTCCAATCCTAAGCGAAGTTCGCGGTTGGTTCAAGGACAAGTCGTTGGAAGACATGGGTCGTAAATATTGGAAAAAGCGTAGTTACATTTTCCAAGGCTTTGTAGTAGATGATCCAATTGGTGAAGACAAAACACCAGAGAATCCAATCCGTAGATTCATCATCGGACCTCAAATTTATCAAATCATCCGTTCAGCATTAATGGATCCAGAGTTGGACGAATTGCCAACCGATGCACTAAAAGGTGTTGACTTCCGTATTGCTAAAACTAGCAAAGGCGGATTTGCTGACTATTCAACTTCTAAGTGGTCACGTCGCGAACGTGCTCTTAATGAAGCTGAACAAGCAGCAATTGCACAGCATGGTTTGTTTGATTTGAAAAGCTTCTTACCTAAGAAGCCAGGTGAAGTTGAACTCAAAGTAATCAAAGAAATGTTTGAAGCTAGCGTTGATGGTGAGGCATACGATCCAGCACGTTGGAGTCAATATTACAGACCAGCAGGCGTGAGCCAAGCTACCGGCGATCCTTTGAAGCCGTCAGCACCACGTCATGACGAAGAGGAAGCAATGGCTGCACCAGCAGCATCATCTGCACCAGTTACACCATCAGCACCAGCGGCTGCACCAGTTGAATCAGCTGGTTCGACAGATGGCGCAAGTCGTGCGCAAGACATTCTTGCCATGATTCGTAACCGTCAAAAGTAATTGTAATAAACAAAGAGTATGGGCCAGTCCCATACTCTCTTTGATTCTAGGAGAATAATAATGGCAAAGAAACTAGCTAAATTAGCAAAAGTAAATGAATCATTTACTGTTAATCGTTATGATAACGGATTTATGATTGAAGTCGGCGGACGTGATTCTGAAAGTGAATGGAAGACCGCTAAAGTAATGTGTTCAACTGAAGCAGAGCTTTTTGAAGTAATTAAAGAAGCATTGGCAATGGAAGTGGACACCTAATATGACAAAAGCATTTGATATTTCAAAATTTCGTAAGACTCTAACAAAGAGTATCGAAGGTCTTGGTGTTGGATTTAACGATCCAACTGATTGGGTAGGCACGGGCAGTTATGCTCTTAACTATTTGATTAGTTCGGATTTCCATAAAGGTATTCCTTTGGGCAAAGTAACTGTATTTGCAGGCGAGTCAGGTGCAGGTAAGAGTTATTTTTGTTCAGGAAATATTATTAAAAATGCACAAGCTCAGGGAATTTTTGTTGTCTTAGTTGACAGCGAAAACGCACTTGACGAAGCATGGCTCAAAGCATTAGGCGTTGATACAGCCGAAGATAAGTTGTTGAAACTTAATATGGCTATGATCGATGACGTTGCTCGTACTATTAGTGAGTTTATGAAAGAATACAAAACAATGGATGAAACTACTCGTCCTAAGGTATTGTTTGTCATTGACTCTTTAGGTATGTTGTTAACACCGACTGATGTTAATCAATTCGAAGCAGGCGAAATGAAAGGTGATATGGGTCGTAAGCCTAAAGCACTTACAAGTCTTGTTCGTAATTCTGTTAACATGTTTGGCAGTTATAATGTCGGAATGATCTGTACTAATCACACATACGCAAGTCAAGATATGTTTGATCCAGACGATAAAATTTCAGGTGGCCAAGGCTTTATCTATGCATCATCGATAGTAGTTGCTATGCGTAAACTAAAGTTGAAGACTGATGCAGACGGTAATAAGACTACAACTGTAAACGGTATTCGTGCAGCCTGTAAAATTATGAAAACACGATATGCAAAACCGTTTGAAAGTGTGCAAGTTGAAATTCCTTATGAGACAGGTATGAACCCGTATAGCGGTTTGACAGACTTGTTCGAAGCAAGAGGGTTGCTCAAGAAAGAAGGAAATAGTCTTGTATACACCACAGCCGACGGCGAAATTATCAAACAATTCCGCAAGGCCTGGGAACGCAACGAATCCGGAAGTCTTGATACAGTGATGGCTGACATTATTAAAAATGGTGAATCAGCACCAATTGTGATAACTAATAATGAAGAAGTTGAAACGGAGATTACTGAATGAAAGAAGATTTAATTGCAGACATCTGGAACTTAATGATTGAGCATATTCCAGAGAAATCTAGAAAAGATGTTGCCAGTGATTTTGTAAACACATTACTTGACTATGGTATTAAAGATTCTGTTATAGAAAGCCTATTGGGAATCGATCCATACTTGGATGATGCTATCAGTTATGCAATTGACGGTGACACCATCATTGACAGCAACGACGAAGAATACTACGAAGACGAAGAATGAATTGGTACGACAAAGTTTCTAAGGATATCAGCCACATACCTGATGCAGTAGCTTACTATGAGGCTGAACTTTTAGAAGCAAAGTTGGAATGTAGAATCTATGGCAACATAGAAAAAAACAGTTCAGTAATGCCCGGTATTGTTGAGAATAGATTTAATCAACTACAAGAGATTGAAGCTGTTCTTGAATATCTAAACATAGAACTTCGTAGATTAAAGAGTCAGCACTTTCGTAAATATCTCGAAAGTTATCAGCGAGCATTGTCGTCTAGAGACTGTGAAAAGTTTGTAGACGGCGAAGCAGATGTTGTAGACTTTGAGAAAATTATTAATGAAGTTGCCTTACTACGTAATAAGTGGTTAGGCATTATTAAGTCATTGGATCAGAAGCAATGGCACTTAACTAATATTATTAAGTTAAGGGTCGCTGGATTGGAAGACGCCACTCTTTAAATAAATCATCGTGCGGTACCTCACATGGATGGCCCTGGTAATACAGGGTCATCTCTTGAGCACTGCCATCAAACCATTCGTTGTGATTAAATTGCACCCATGCAACATGTTCGTGCCATGCATGTCGATTAACTGGCTCTGTGGGATCATTCCAATTATCTAGTGTGTGTTCACAGGCTACCCAAGTTGGACACGGTCCTAGACTAATTACTTTCTTTCCGTACCAAAATGCTTCAGCAGTAATTGCAGAACTGTAACTAACGACTAGATCGGCCCATTCAAAATCACCGTCGTCACCGAATACTCCTTTAAAGAGTCCGTTACCGTAATGTTGTATACCCTTCTTGCCTATCTTCAATCGAACCTTTACATTAGCACCCTGTGATTCAAAAAACTCTTTGAGCTGATTAGACCATACCACTGGATCAACTGTTGTAAAGATGCCTTGACTTTTTTTGCTAGGCGCAATCAATACATTCTTAATCTCCTTTACCTTCCATGGTTGGATGTCCAATCTAGTTGTATTCCATCTTTGGTAAGACGCATTACCAAATCGTGTACATGCAAATGAGTTAACTGCAACTCTAGCAGCAAATCTTTTTGTTTCTAACCACGACCCTATATAAGGTCGATTAATGGCAATATATGGACGTTTTGCAGCCATCCATTCTCCAATAAGTCCCAATGGATTTGCCGGAACTACTAATGGTATTTCTGGGTTCGCTAGTGCTATATCGTCAACTACTATCAATTGATGAGTAAACCGTTTCCATCCGTTAATGAACTGTTCGTCGAATTCTCTAGATAGTATTTGAAACTGTTTCGTCATATCAGTATTTACTAGAAAACTGACCACATAAATAACAGCATGAAACGTATTGTACTAATCACAGGCGGATTCGATCCCCTACACTCAGGTCACATTGCTTACTTTAAAGCAGCCAAAGA